CAGTCTTAGAATTCTTAGGCACAGTGACAACTACGTTCCCAACCTCAAAGACGGGAAATGAGTCACGTTTCCGTAACTCAGCACCCCAGAGAGGATATGCAAGTTCGAAGATCCCAGTACGGTCTGAGCTCTCAGAATCAAACATGAGGGAATACAGATCTCGCGTAATTCCAACTTCTTGTTGGAACTTATTGGTTGCCGAGACGTTTGAACCCTTTAATAGGGTGCTTACGCCAGGTCCCCAATTGGATCGTTCAAGAACCTCTTCAATGGGACAAACGCCCAAAATACTAGTAATTTTCTGCCGCATTGCGTTAAGCAATGTGACACTATCCCAGTTTGAAAGCTGGTCTAGACTAGGATTTCGGAAGCGCCTGTTTGTCTCCTTGCAAAGTTCTTCCATTTCGGAGAACTTGCTCAAAGCAACGGCTTTACGGTCAATATTCACCTTAAGAAAGGAGTTTTTCGACAGAAATTTAGTTGCTTGATAGGCGTCTCTAAAACTCGAAGAATCATTAAAATCCTTCGGGCTGATATCCAAATTCACCAACTGATCGTATTCTCCACTTTCGTAGAGAAGCCAACAAGTTAGCGAACGAGGACAATCAAGAGACTTGAAGTATTCATGAACAACCGAGTACGTCGTTGCCTCGGGAACGCGAAAAGTTGAAATCTCTCTTATGAGAGACTTCTTACCTTGCTTCTCAGAATGCATGGTAAGTTCCTTCTTTGGGTAATTAGCCCATTAGATGACCCCTAGCCCCGAATTACCAGGGCGACTCGAAATCAGAAAATGCCGGCGGAAGAGGCGAATCTGTCGAAACGACAGGATCACCATCAAACGCCTGCAAATTCTGTGACAAGACCGAGAGCAGATACGACCTGAGACGATTTCGCTCAGCAGCCGTACTACGCTCGGGGAGGACCATCTCCAACTGGCCAAGACATTCGTACGCCTTCGAGGGCGCCGGCTGAATACCGGTACTCGTAGAAGGCGCCGTAACATCGGCCGTGGGAAGGACAACTTTTGTCACAATGCGACAGACCCGGCTACCTGCAGTAGGTTGCCGGACTGACACAGTGAGACTGGGATACAGAAGCGGAATTCCACCACTTCTGTCGGCCCACTTCGCGACCCCCGGTTGGGCAAACCCGACTGGGGAGAACGTAACCCCATCCACTCCGGAGGCATTTGCCGTTACGGCAGAGCCAACGGATGAGGACAGGACGATGGCAGCTATGGCTGACATGGGTACCTTCAAGGTTAAGAAGCATATCACCTCCGCGAAAATGTGGAGGTGAGAAGAGCGATTAAGTTTGCCATGTGTTCAGCACTCACCGGGTTTTTAAACTGGGGAGCCGCCACACTAGGAAAACCTCCGAGA